CTTTTCTTATTCGCAACGGTGACGCAGCTGAAGCGGTCGTTGCTATTGCTGGGCGTTGGAAGTCAACCTCGGCTATAACTTCGCTTATTGTTACTACTGGTGACAGTAATACTTTTAGTGTTGGTTCTACTTTTGCTCTTTATGGAATTGCGGCTTAAATGACAATGACTTTGGTAAGCACCGTAACTGTTGGGGCTGGTGGGGCTGCAAGTATTGAATTTACAGGTATTCCCGGAACTGCAACCGACTTGTTGCTAGTCCTATCTGGGCGAGTAGTCGGTGCAGCCGATTACACCGCTTCATACTTCCGAGTGAATGGCAGCACATCAACATTTTCTAGCCGACACTTAGCTGGTACAGGTTCATCAGTTTCTTCAACAACTGGCGGCACAGGAAGCATAGAATTTTCCCTACCCGGTTCAACAGCGACAGCTTCAACTTTTGGAAATGTTGCGTTCTACATGCCTAACTATGCTGGTTCAACAAACAAAACCTTTAGCATTGACGGCGTGACCGAAAGAAATGCGACCAACTCAATTCAAAGAATCACGGCAGGTCAGTGGGCAACTACTAGTGCGATTACTAGCGTTACAGTTTTGAGTGACAGCGATTTTGTTCAATACAGCACCGCTTCTCTCTACACAATTACCAAGGGTTCTGGCGGGGCAACCGTAAGCTAACAAGGAAGAAAAAGAAAATGACTGAAACACTTACCAAGATTGTTATTGATTGCTCAACAGGCGAACAGACTGTTGTTCCTTTGACTGCTGAGGAGATTGCACAGCGTGAAGCCGATGCTCTAGCGTATGCGGAACAGAAGGCAACTCAAGAAGCTGAGGAAGCAGCTAAGGCTTCTGCTAAGGCATCTGCTGAGGCGAAACTTGCTGCTCTCGGTTTGACCGCTGATGAGATTGCAGCCCTCAAGTAAAATTAGATAAACGGCCTACGCAACCGGACAAGAAAGACCGATTGTGTCAGATCAAGAAATAGTGCCAGTATGGGCGCAAGAACTCATTAGAGAAGTAACCATCCTAAATGAGCGCCTACCTAACCACATCACCTGGACTGAGCGCAATGTTCTTGACCATGAGAAGCGCATTAGAGTCTTAGAGCAATTCCGCTGGATGATTGTCGGCATTGTGGGGATTGCTGGTTTCCTCGGTGCTTGGATTTCTAAACTGCTAGGTATCTAAATGAGGAAGGTCGCTAGATTCATAGCGGCTACTACGCTGGCCCTCAGTTCTCTTTTCCTTGCTACACCAGCCCAGGCTGATTGTGTTAGCCCTCAACAATCAACCACTCTTGAAGCGGTTTCGGATGCCACAACCCAGCCAGTTGTAAGAACAATAACAACTTGCGGTGGCGATGATGTTGGCTACCAAATCCCTTTATCTGTTGGGGTTACTTTTGATGGGCAAACTTTCGACAAGGTTTATGCCACAACCAACTCAGTTATTACTTTTGGCGCACCTGATGGCACTTACTGGGATTACCCTCGCACCGCCTCTATAAGCCTTTACTCTATGGACTGGCTAATTTTGCCGTCTTACCGCACAGATGAACACCTGATTATTCAAAGCTCGCAAGGTGGATTCTCGGTAGACATTTCAGCCCGACCTTATGGCAATTACAATGTGCTTCAGCCAACCAACATTATTATCACCGCTGCCATCAACTATGACGGATCGGTGGCTATCTCTTACATGGTTGCTGGGCCAACTTATGACGGTCAAACTCGCACCGGTGTCCGAACCACCGATGGGCAAATTATTACCCTTGAAGAGTATGGAATAGTCCAAACTGAAGAGCCTGTTGTTTTGCCAGCAGTTCCAGAGCCAAGCCCAGAGCCGACTCCAGCACCAACCCCGACACCTCAGCCAACCCCTGAGCCAATTCCTGCACCGCCAGCGCCTCAACCCGAACCACCTGCACCAGCACCCGAGCCAGAACCTATCCCAGAGCCAGCACCAGAGCCACCAGCCGAGCCAGAACCAGCACCCGAACCTGCACCTGCTCTAGCGCCCGAACCCGCTCCAGAGCCGCCTGTAGCGCCTGAGCCAGCACCAGAGCCACCAGCCGAGCCAGAACCACCAGTTATCTTGCCAGTAAGTCAAGAAGAACAAATGGCAGTTCTAGCCGAGGAAGCAAAAGCAGATGACCCTGTTGTTCCTCAAGAACTGGCAGCAATCCCTCTAATTGGAGATGCTGCTGTTGCTGTTCTCGAAGCCTTCAATGCTATTGGGAATGTTGGAGCTGACTTGACACCTGAAGTTAGAGAGCAAGCTCAGGAAACTATTGTGGCCTCAGTTTTGGTTAGCAACATCGCAACAACATCTATGGCAGCAACTTCTTCGGCTGCCAGTTATAGGAGAATGAAATGAAACAGTTTCTAAATGACATCTTGGGGCAACTCTTTACCTTGCTGGGTATGTTCATTGCCTGGTTGGTATTAGAGGGTAGCGCAAAGACAGTAGTTGGCTGGGCTATTCTCGCCTCAACCGCTGTTTGGATTATCAGTTACCCACTAAGAAATCGCGACTAACAGGGTCAAGGTAAAATAGACCTATGGCTAACTGGATGCAACCTTTCCCTGACTCTTGTAGAACTGACCCTTTTGGTGTTCACACAGAGGCTCGCAAGAAAGCCGGTCTAGGCCCTCACAGAGGAACTGACTGGGGCAAGGGAGTCAAGGGCAAGTCAATCCCTGCTGTGACCTCGGGCAAGATTGAACTCATTACCGAATCAAAAGGTCTTGGCTGGGTGCTAGTGCAATCAAATGCCAATGGCAAACTTTTCATCGGATACTGCCACCTAAAGTCAAAGCCGACTTGGAAAGTTGGCGATGAAATCAAGATGGGTCAGCGCATCGGATTTGTTGGCAACACCGGATCATACTCAGCCGGTGACCACCTACACGCAACACTAGGGCCAACCAAAGACTCCTACTCGGCTGGCAAGGTTTATGACCTACACGCTTACATCGCTAAACACATCGAGGCTTGGAATGCAAAAAATGCTTAAATTATTCAAAGACATTATTGTTCGCTTTATTGGTGTTATTCTTTTTGCCTTTATTCCTGGCATGGCAGTTGGCGCTCCAACAGTCGGCTGGTTCTGGGGTGGAGTAAATGGTGTTCTAACAGTTGCCGCTTCGATTGTGGTTTTCTTTGGTGTCCAGCTCGCTTGGGCAGCAACCATTACCCATGATGATGTTGAAAAGGGATTCCGCGCCGCTGTGGCTAAGACCGCTTCAGATAATGAAGATGTTGCCGCTGCTGTAAAAACCGCTCAGGATGAAGAAATCAACTGGGATGACTTCGGTGACCTATCAGATTTGGATGGCATCGAGAAGGAGTAATCCTTGCTCAATCGAACAATTGTGTGGCTTTTGACAGTCCAGGCTTATTGGATTTTGAAAAAGAAGAAATAAGTTTGCGCTCTGCCGGTGTTGTTGCACCCCAAATTCCATAAGGCTCATGTGCCAGAATCGCATACTCAGCGCATAAGGTCTTTACAGGGCAGAAGTCGCAAATGAGTTTGGCATCAATCTCATCTTGCCTAAGTTTCCGCTGTATTTGAGCCTGACTTAGTTTGTCATCTTCAAAAATAGGCTCGACAAAGAACATCTCAGAATACTGAGGGTCAGCGCATTGTGGGCCAGATTCTAACTTTGCAAGTGCATCAGCTAAAGCCATCTGTGCTTTTTGAACTTTATTGCTCATAATTCGCCTTTTGTCGGTGGTAGGTGCTACTTTATAGTCATCTCACTAGAAAGGGAAATCGAGATGCAGGAATTAGAAAAGAGCTTGATTACTTCAGCGACCTTGCTGGGTAATTTTGAGAATGGGTCTGAGGCTTGGCACTCGGCTCGCAATGAGCCAGGTGCTATTGGTGGCTCAGACATTGGTGCTATTGCTGGTTGGAATCGCTGGGAATCCGCAATTAGCAAGTGGGCTAAGAAGACTGGCAAGATTGATGACACTCTTGTTCCTAGTCACCGAATGCGAATGGGAACAAAGTTTGAAGATGACTTGCTGGAGATTTTTCAGGAAGACCACCCAGAACTTGAGGTGCTAACAACTGGCACTTGGGCATCTGTAGCCGAGCCTCTAAACCGAGCCAACCCAGATGCTATTGCTATTGATGAAAATGGCGAACTGGTTTTGATTGAGGTCAAGTTTGCCGGTGACAATATGTATGAGATTCCTCAGTCCTACAAGGCCCAAATGCAGTGGTACATGGGCATTTTGGGAATCAAGCGAGGTGTGCTTGTTGCTTGCGCTGGTTCTAACTATGTCGAACTACCGCTTGAGTTTGATGCTTTCGAGTTTGACACTCTTTGCTTACTGGCTGACCAATTCCGCCGCTATGTCGAGAATGACATTATGCCTGACTGGGATGGTTCAAATAGCACTTATGAAACAATCCGAGCTATCAATCCAGACATTGACCCAGAAGCCTCAGAGGAACTTGGCCAACTTGGAATCTACTTGTCTAACACTTATGCTGAGTTGCAAGAGATTGAAAGAAAATACAAAGAACTTCAGAGCCGAACCCTAGATGCTATGGGCAAGGCAAAATGGGGAACAGTAGATGATCAGAAGATTGTCTACAGAACTAGCAGAGCCGGTGGGCAACCCTACCTGGCTTGGAAGAAATAAGAAAGGGAAAAATGAGTGAAATAACAGAAGAACAACTGCAAGAAATGATTGCTGACATAAATGCTGGCGGTGTTATCAGCGCTTCTTTGGAATGGAGTTTTGATGCAAATGGAAAGGTTGCAAGTGAAATTTATGGCATCTTTTCATACGGCTGGTCAGATAAGAAAACCCGAGTAGAAATAACCTCAACTGATCATGATGTATTAGGCGCAGCTATTGAGTCTATTTATGGACTAAGCAACTTAAAGGAGATGATCTAATGGAGCTACTAATTGGAGATCAGGTACAGGTATCTATTACCACCGACTATGGTCTAACTCTAATAACTGGCGAGGTAACAATGGTTGGCATCTGGAAGCCGGATGTCTACAAGTTTGAGATTGCTGGACTCAGTTCGACTTTCTACAGCGATGACGCTGGCCTAACAGTAAAGAAGGTTGGCTAATGTCTAACTCTAAATGGGATAAGGCATTTCCTGCCGGTGCTAAGGCTGGCTTGCAAGGCGAAAGAAAAAGAGTAATCGCCTATCTTGAGCGCCGAGCTGCTGAACTAAAAGAGTGTGGCAAGGATGACACTTGTAATGACCTTTGGCACTTTACTCAAGGGCTAATCGAAGATATAACTGAAGGGGAACACTAAATGACAACCGCTAGAGAAGTAATTTTGGCTGTAATGGCTGAGGTGCAAGCAGTAGCAAAGAAAGACCGAAACCTGCAACAGAGTTTCAACTACCGAGGCATTGATGCTGTTATGAACAAAGTTGGCCCAGCCCTTAGAAATGCAGGTGGCTTCATTCTTCCTCGAGTCCTGGAAACTAAGACTAATACTGCTCAAACTGCTAAAGGTGGCAATCTAAATGTTGTCCACCTGACTGTTGAATTTGGTATCTATGGGCTGGATGGTGACCCGATTGTTGGAACTGTTGCTGCCGAGGCTTTTGACTCAGGTGACAAGGCAACCAGTAAGGCAATGTCTGTAGCTCTTAGAACTTTCTTGCTACAGGTGCTTGCTCTGCCTACCGATGAACCTGACCCTGATTCTTTTAGTTATGAGGCCACTAAGTCTGGTCGAGATTGGATTGCTGAGGCTGAAGCCTTTGCTCTTGTCTATGACGCTAATGGACTGCGTAAACTATATTCAGAAGCAGTTGCTCACCGAGCGTTGCCAGAAATAGTAGAAAAGATAAAGGCTTATGGCACAGATGTCGCATCAGGATCTAAGGATTCTAATGGCGAGCCTAATAGAGGTTAAGGAACTCCATGCCGAACTTATCTTCAAGCAACAATCAAATGGAGCAACAACACTTATCCCCTGCATCTTTGACCGCGCCGAGCGAGTTACAACAGGCCGATACTTTGATAGGGATAACCCAAGAACTCCACCGCATCAGGGCTGAGGTTCAAAAGGGTATCTCTGTGCTTTATGACACCGAGTGTAAACTTGCCGATGCTGAAAATGCTTATGAGCGAGAGCTACAACTGGCTTTCATCAATGCTCAGGGAACTATTGCTGACCGCACCGCTATAAGCCGTCTACAAGCCTCTGAGAAGCGCCTACAAGCCGATTTGGCTAAGGCTGAGTGGAATAGGGTCAAGGCTAAACTCAAAGCCCTAGAAACCGCTCAGATGGGGATTCAAACCTCGGCTCGCCTAATGGAAACCGAGTTAAAAACCCTAAGATGATAGTCTTGCTTTTATGGCTGGCTGCCTTGATTCTTTTGGCATCTATCCCTTCCAGGTGGTATTGGTCTTTTCTATTCTGGCTGGAAATAAAGGTAATTAGCAAGTTCGGCAAAATAGAGGAATTATGAAGCTGCCTAGCAAGATTCGGATTGGCTCTCAGATTTGGGAGATCACCGAGCAAAAGCGCAAACACAATTCTGAGTTCCTTGATGGCACTTATGGGTTCACAGTAGATAAAGACAACACTATTGTTCTTGATGCTGAAATGGCTTCATCTATCCGCCGAGTCACTTTGTTCCATGAGGTGCTTCATGCTGTGAGATTTGTTTTTGGTGGTTCTTTTAAGCCTGGCAAAACAACCACTTATGAGGAATGGGAGCATTATTGGATTGGACTTTATGAAGAGCCAGTCTTGATGGTGCTTAGGGATAACCCTGATCTACTGGCCTTCTTGTTGTCTGATGACTAAAAAAGAATTTGAGCGCTATGTCGCTAGAGATAAGCATTGCTACCATTGCGGAACTACCGAGGCGCTATCACCGAATCACCGAGCTAACCGCGGTCATGGTGGTTCTAAAAAGTCTGAGGTTGCCAGTAATGTGGTAATCCTTTGTAGCCTTTTCAATGGACTTATTGAATCAGACTCTAAAGCGGCAGCATTGGCTAAGAAGTATGGCTGGAAGATTAGCCGGTATGACAACCCTCGAGAGATGCCAGTTTTTGATACTGTGACTGGCGAATGGTGGTTGCTAAATGATGACTTTACAAAAGAGCGCCTGATAGGGTAAGTTCTAAAGCGAAAGGGGCTTTATGAAAATTGGCAGTTTATTTAGTGGCTATGGCGGATTAGATTTAGCCGTTAGCAAAGTCACCGGTGCTGAGGTTGCTTGGCATTGTGAATGGGAAGATGCTCCAAGCGCAATCTTAGAGAAAAACTTTCCAGGTGTTCCAAACTATAAAGATGTGACCAAAGTAGATTGGGCTTCAGTTCCAAAGGTAGACATCTTGACTGGTGGCTTTCCTTGTCAAGATCTTTCACTTGCTGGTAAGAGAGCAGGCATGAAAGAAGGAACTCGCTCAGGCCTCTGGTCAGAGTTTTATAAAGCAATAGACATTATTAGACCTAAATTGGTAGTTATTGAAAATGTAAGGGGATTACTAAGTGCAAAAGCCGACAATGGAGTGGAATACTCAGAAGAAGATTTGGCAACACTTAACGGACAACCACCTATTCGAGCTTTGGGAGCCGTTCTTGGGGACTTGGCCGACATCGGGTATGACTGTAAATGGACAGGTCTTCGAGCTGCCGATGCCGGAGCGTCTCACAACCGATTTAGAATCTTCATCATTGCCTACCCAAGAAGAACTGCTTAGAACACCAGTAGCCTCGGAAGCCGATGGTGGAGCCACCTCACCAGCAATGTCGAAAGCCAAAGGGCAGACACTTCGCCTAAGCGGTCAAATGATTGACATGGTTGCACCTTATCAGTTACCTTCACTTCCTACGCCAACGGTCAGTGATTTATATACCGCTAACTTAGCCAGCACTCAACAAAAAGAAGGCTCGCTTCACTCAGTAACTTTGGCTCAGGTATTTCACCGCGAGGACTTATTTCCAACTCCAACTGTGTTTCATGTTTCGATGCATGATGAACCGATTGATACCTTCCTAGCAAGAGAGGAAAAGTCTTCAACTGGTCAAATTGGTAAATCACTAGGTGTTGCTTTGCGAATGGAAATGTTCCCAACTCCTGTAGCAAGCGAAGGATACAAAGCACCGGCTCAACAAGATGCAGAAACTAAAGGCAAGACTGGTCAGGTGTGGCTATCGAATGAAGCTAAGGGTTTATCTAATAGCAATACTGGTTGGGGTAAGTTTGAGCCAGCAATCCGCCGTTGGGAAAAAGTGCTTGGCAGACCAGCGCCAGAACCTACAAAGCCAGATGGTAAAGAAGGCAACCACCGCCTAAGTTCTGAATTTACAGAGTGGATGATGGGTGTGCCTAAAGGTTGGATTACTGATGCAGGTATTTCTCGCAATGAGGAACTAAAGGCAGCAGGTAATGGAGTTGTTCCACAGCAAGCAGAATTGGCTCTTAGAATTTTGTTAGACGGAGTTGCATTAGACTAAAGTTTTCAAGTTGAGGTTTCTAAACCGTTGGGCAACTATAAAACCCAGCTCTCGATTCACACTCGGAGATATAGGCCGTGAGAAGGTGTCTATTTGGCGCACCTGTAATTGTGAAGCCTTAGATCAGGTAAAAGTTCTTGAGAGTAGAACAGAGTTTATTTTGATGTTGCTAATTCGCATCTGCCTAGCAATCCAGTAATCAAATAAACCTATGGCGCAGATGGTCACTACCGCGAGGCGTGACCCATTAGAAAACCTGACAGTCCTTATACCTGTGGTTTTTGAGATGGTCGCTTAGGCCATTTCTACCCTCTAGAGCCTTGCCCTGTGATTACTGCTACAGTTATTGAATGCTGGAAGAACAGAAACTTGTCTGCAAGAGATGTGGCTTTACTGAGTTTGTTCCGGCTGATAAGCGCAAGCGCAAAGATGAACTGTGTGTTGATTGTCGAAGAAGACCGGCGAAGACTATAAATTATGGGCTGGATAAGTCTTGTAAACCGCATCAGGGTCAGTTTGATATGAATGACAATCCGGTTGAGTGGGGTCATCTTTTACTACCTGGCAAGCGTGTTTGTGGTCACCGAGATTGTGTTGAGTTGTCGCACATTATTGTCGGCTGATTCTGCTAGTGTTTGACTACTTGCTACTTGGCAGGTAAAAGTATTGAGGTGCGATCATAAAGGGTGAGTAATTGTCCGAGAAGATAGCAACGCTAAGCTGGGTAAGTGCTTAAAGGGTGGCTTTGGCAACCATCCGCCTCAACCTAATGAAAGAGCTAATTATGGCTAAATGCACTATTCAGGTTAAGGGAAACCTTGCCCGAGATGTTGAAGCAAAAGTATCTAAGGCTGGCAAGATGTATTCAGTCTTGAGTGTGGGATCTACACCTTCTAAGAAGTTGCCTTCTGGCGAATGGGAAAATGGCGAAACAATGTGGTTCAATGTCACAGTTTTTGCTGAGCTGAATCCTTTTGAGTTCAAGAAGGGTTCGCCGGTTGAGGTTGAGGGAACTTTTGTTGCCAGACATTACACAAAGAAAGATGGCACTCAGGGCTTGAGCCTTGATGTGACAGCCGATGGGGAAAAGGTAAAGGTTGTTCCTCGCAAAGAGTCTGTAAGCCCTAACTCGGCTCAGGCTAAGGAAAACTGGAATGCTCCTAGCAACTGGAATGAAGTGACACCTTTGGTCAATCTTGAGGATGCACCATTCTAGAACTCTACTTCCGAGTTAGCGGCTCGCCTACCCCTCAAGGCTCTAAGACAGCCTTTGTGCGCGGTGGGCGGGCTGTTCTAGTAGAGGCCAATAAAAAACTCCCAGAGTGGCGCAGGGCTGTATCTGATGCCGCTTTATTAGCACTGGCAGATCACCAAGCAGTCAAGCCCTTTACTGGTCCTGTAAGAGTCAGCATCACCTTTTTCTTGGCAAAGCCAGCCAAGCCCAAGTGGGTGATTTTTCCGGCCTCAAAGCCGGATCTGTAGACAAGTTAGTTAGAGCGGTTCTAGATGGTTGCTTACCGGTCTGGACAGATGATTCACTAGTTGTCGAACTGGTTGCTAAGAAGCGCTGGTGTGGCACAACTACTGATACTTACCCTGAGCCAGGTTGTTCTGTGTTTATCGAATTGTTATAGATACTCGGCGTGTCTTTTTGCTAAATTGCTACAAATAGCCTAGAAACTCTGCTACATTATCCCTATGAGCCAAACAAGCTCAGAAAGGGAAAAATGAAATCACTTATCAACTACCTAGGCGCACTAGCCGCTTTTATGGTGTTAGGCACAGCAATGGCATTTATTGAATGGCTTGCTCAGTTTGAGTTCCTCGGCTGGCTTGCACTCGGCTTTATTTTCTTTGCTCCTATCTTCCTGGCAGTCAAGTTTTGGAGAAGCATCTAATGAGCGAACCAATCTTTGATCAGGTCAATGCAACCCATGACCTTTACCGAGCCACCGCAAGACTTGAGGCTCGCAAAGAACTGGCTGAGGAACTTCGCCAGATTCAAAAACCAACTAAGCAAGTTGTAGACATTATCAAGCGATTGGAAACCAATGCTGGAGATAACTGAAACCGCTTTTGGCTCGGCTCTCAAAGAAACTCTTGAACTAGGTAGCCAGCAAGAAAGAGAAAGAATTATCCACCTGCTCAACAATGATGCAGTCCTACAGATGAACCTCTCAGCACAATGGCTGACCTACATAGTGGAGATGATTGAAGATGAAGTGCAGTAAGCCAAATTGCGGAAAGCCTCACAGAGCTAGAGGAATGTGTGCCAGTCACTATTCGGCTTGGTATGTCGAAATCCGAGAAATCCAAGGCAATCCTTTGCCAGATAGAACTTGGCGAGCAAGCACCGACTGGACTGAAAAAGACTATGAAGATTTCTGGCAGTTTGTAAAGAGGGAGCGCAACCTTGTTTAAGTCAAAGCAAAGAATACAGTCAGCCTGGGCAAAAGGTTTGATGTTCGGCAAAGCAGTTGGCGCTCGGGATGAGCGTGATCGAATTGTCAAGTTGTTAGAAGATAACTCAAATTTTATTGATGACTGTGATTCTGTAATTGAACTAATCACCGGCAAAATCAAATGCTATTGCATAGGTACTTGGGAATGCCCTATTTGTAAAGGCAAAAATGATTGACCTAGAAAGCCGGATTGAAATTATGCTGGCTTACTTCGCTGCCTCAAATGCAAGATTGCTAGAAATTGAAAAGAAACTAGAAAGGCTAGAGCAATGGGCGATGTCCTCGAACTAATGGGCTGGTATTCAATCTTCATGGGTATCTCGCTTGGAGTGATAATCCTGATCCTGATAAAGAAACACAATGAGTAAGCACAGAGGCGAAAGAGCTTATCCGCTCTACTGGGAACTTATCTATCTAAAGCGGATGTGGCATGGCAAGTGGAAATACAAACTAAGGGGAAAAAGATGAAAAAGGCCAACAAAGACTTCCTAATGGACTTAGAGCGAGAGCGCTTTGACCAGTCTTGGAAATCACCTAAAGAGGTCGGGCTGACCCAGTTCACCAAGATTATCTACCGCGACAAGGTTGTGGATCACCGCTTCCGCGACAACATTATGTTCCATGCTGGGCGCTACTCAATGGGCGCTCGGGATACAGAGGCTCTAAATGGCCACAAGGTAGCAAGCAACCTAATTAGCAAGGAAGGCAAGAAATGAGGGCTAGAAAACTAAATAAAGCCATTGCTTATACTTTTGGATACTTTTGGAAACCTTGCCCAATTTGTTCACAATTCTTTGGTGGTCATGAATGGAAGACTGAACATCCGAATAGCTCAATTTATACATCAAAAACAGGTGGATCTGGAATTTGTCCAGATTGCACAAAATCAGGCAAAGCAATAAATCTAAATAAGCAATTCTGGAACTCAATTAAGGAAGGTAAGAAATGAAAGTAACTATCTGGACACTCCCGACCTGTGTTCAATGCGACATGACTAAGAAGCAGTTTGACAAGTTGGGCATTGCTTATGAGGAACAAAGCCTGGAAGATAACCCTCTAGTGCTTGAGGGCTTCAAGCAACAGGGCTTACTGGCAGCGCCAATTGTGACTACCGATACTAAGGCTTGGTCAGGTTTCCGCCTAGACAAGATTCAGTCACTTGCTCGCCACATCAAAAGCCTAGGTGACAACTAATGTGTAGCGATGGCGGGGAGGGTGCTTGGCGTGTTGGCCGCCAGCAAGGTAAAGAGCAAGAGAGGGAACGCATTATCAAGTTGTTAGAAGAATATGATTTCAGCACTATTTGGAGACAAATTGAATGGTTTCCGCCAGCGTGGGAAAGTTTTGGGTCAGAGGAACTAATCGAACTTATAAAGGGAGAAACAAAATGATTGACATTCTCATGTTTCTTCCGCCTCAAGCACAATTATCAATTTCGCTTGATGATTACAAAACATTTCTTGAAATTGCTAAACAAGATGAACAGCAACGCATTATAAAGTTGCTAGAAGACCGCACTAATGACAGCGGTTCGGTATTAGATGAAACAGGCAATTCAATCGCAGACCTAAGCGACCTAATTGAACTTATCAAGGGAGAAACAAATGTGTAATGGAGTATGCACCTGTAAGCCAGCCGCAAACAATGACTATGAGCTACTAGATGAAGCAATCACCTTGCTTGAGTCACCAAACCTAGTTTGGTCAGATGATTTCGAGGTTATTCGCCACCATCTTTATGCCTTGCTAGTTAGTGAAAGAAAAAGCCTTGCACCACATGAAGCAACCTTTGACTTTGCTAAAGAGTTGCTTGACGGCTTTCACAATGACTTTCAGATAGGCTAAAAGAATGCTTGAAGATCTAGAAATGCCTCAAAAGATTTGGCCTTGCCGAGTTCGCACTTTATACAGCGAGTTTGATAAAAAAGACCAAGACATCTTTGAAGGGGCAGTCAATGACCTCAACTGGAAGGCATCTACCTTATCTAAAGCCCTAGCGGTCAAAGGCATTATTATTGCTGGCTCTGCTATCACGCGCCACCGACAGAAAGAATGCTCTTGCTCGAAAATCTAGGCCCAGCACCAAAGATAGAAACACCGATTGGCTGGAAACCGGCAGTCGAGTTTGATGGCAATGAGGGAACAGCAACAACCCCAGGGCTTGCCGATGGCGCAGACTTTACTGAGTTCCTAGAACAAGCTGGCTACTCGGCTGACAAGTATGAGATTGTGGGAACACCTCGCACCTCTCGCTGGCAGGTTTATGATGAATCTTGGCGCACCTCTTACCGCTTCCACTTTCGCCTAAAGCCTGACAATGCAATTGCATTACCTCTGCTTTACAAGGAAGCCAAAAAGACTAAGGTTAGTCCACCGAAACTAACTGACAACGGTAAGGTGCTAGTTATTGCTACTGCTGACTATCAGATTGGTAAGGTAGCCAGCCGAGGCGGCACACCTGACCTACTGGCTCGAATCTTTATGTCTTATGCCAAGATTGCCAGTCATCTAAAAAAGAATAAATATGAACAGATTATTATTCTGGATGCCGGTGACATTATTGAGAACTTTGGGAATGCCGCTGACCTAGCCCAACTTCAATCAAATGACTTGAGCCTTATGGATCAGGTAGACCTAGCCGCGACCTTGCAATGGGATTTGATAAAGCTCGCAAGCAAGCACTCAAAGGTGACTTATGCCTCAGTTGGCTCTAACCATTGCCAATGGCGAGTGAGCAAGCAAACAGTTGGTAAGCCAGTAGATGACTGGGGAATCTTTATTGTCAAGCAACTTCGCAAACTGGCAACCGAGGTTGGCTTAGATGTCAAGTTCCTAATCCCAGCGGACTATGATGAATCACTCGCCTTTGACCCTTTCAGCGACCAGTTCCATGTTGTCGGACTGTTTCATGGCCACCAAGCAGGTAGACCGGACTCAGTTCCTAACTGGCTAGACAAGCAAGTGGCAGGGCTACAACCGCTAAAGAATTACACCATTGCAGTCAGCGGTCACTTCCACCACACCAGAGTCCAGCAACTAGGGCAAGCACACAACGGCGGCTCTCGCTGGTGGGTTCAAGCAAGCACATCAGACAACGGCTCAGATTGGTTCAGACTCACTTCTGGGCAAGACTCAACCACAGGCATCACTGCTTTTGAATTAGAAAAGCAAGTGCTATTCAATGGATCGGTGCTGAGGTTCTAATGTGTCACTGTGGAGAAACAATCAAAGCTAAAGGCCTATGCTCCAAGCATTACCTAGCAGACTATCGAAGCCGTAAGTTGCAAGGCCTAATAAAAAAGACACCGCTCATTGACCTTGTCGAAGCAACCTACAAAGACACACCTAACTGTGGAGTATGTGGAGAACCTAAGCGAGCTAAAAACCTTTGCACTAAGCACTATTTTCAACTTAGAAGGGCAGGCTAATGAGCATCTACTATCAAGATGACTATGTAACTCTGTATCTTGCAGATTGCCTAGAGCAGACTGCTTGGCTTGAAGCAGATGTCTTAGTGACTGATCCGCCTTATGGTCAGGCATACAAATCAGGAATGGATAGAGGCTCACGCACTAACTGGCATGATGAAATCAAAGGTGATGATACAACTGAGGCCAGAGATAGAGCATTACTACTCTGGGGAAATGACAAGGCAGGATTATTATTTGGCACTTGGAAAGTAGTCAAGCCAGAACAAACTCGCCAGACACTTATTTGGGATAAAACACCATGCGGATTTATGGGTGACCTTTCTATTCCATTTGGAACTGCTCATGAGGAAATCTACTGCATTGGCAAAGAGGGATGGACTGGTAAGCGAGAAGCAAGCATAATCAAAGCACAAATGCTTATGAGTGGTGATAACTCAAGACCAGACCATCCAACACCGAAACCTATTGGTCTTATGGAAAGACTTATTGAAAAAACATTAGGAACTATTGCTGATCCTTTTGCTGGCTCAGGTTCAACCCTAGTCGCTGCTAAGAATCTAGGTCGCAAGGTAATCGGTGTAGAGCTTGAGGAAAAGTATTGTGAACTTATAGCTAAGCGCCTAAGCCAAGACACCTTTGACTTCTCTAAGTTGCCAGCCATAGAAAAAGAAACCTATACACAGGAAGCCCTTATCTAATGCCGACTTATCTTTATGAGTGTAAGACCTGTGAACAAAGGGTAAGCATCAACCGAGCAATAACAGAGCAAGAGATTCCACCTATCTGTATAGAGTGTGCCAAGCCAATGCTCAAACAGTTTGGGCTAACAGGTGTGACTTTCAAAGGCTCAGGCTGGGGCAAAGATGCCAACTAACGGACATGGCAACCAGTCTTATGAAGAAAGAAACAACAGACCAGATAACTACGGCGAACAATTATTCATAGACTACTGCCGCCTAGAAGGATACAAACTACACCGCATAGGCTTCGATGAGAAGCAAGACAAGGTGCAAGGGTTCTACAACCTGAGCAAAACAATCAGACAACTACCCGACTATGTGTGCCTAAGCCCTGCATCTGGGCGAATGGCTGTTGTATCAGTCAAAGGAACTAACAAGTTCAAAGAAGAAGATTACAACAACCTCAACTGGTTAGAGTCCGTCTATGCCAGCCCTAAAGCACCACTAAGGTTTGTGTTCGCTATCAGGGGACAGATTTATTGGAGAACCTCAATAGAGGTAGCCGAGCTGTATCGCACAGCCAAGCAAGAGGGCCAATGGTCAGATGGCAAGACCTATCGGGTGCTAACCCTTGAGTAGATTCCCTAAGCCCTGCCCAACCTGCAAAACCCTATTCAAATCAGATAGGGACTACTGCCCTGAGTGCCAGGTTGCCAGAGATGAAAAAAGAAGGGCGGCACAACCCCCACGAATTGAAACCCCCCAGCGCAGAATAAAGAAGAGGGGACTATACGGTGGAGATTATCCCCAGAGGGCTAAGGCAGTCAAGGCACAGGCAACTCATTGTCACCTATGCAAGCAACCCTTCCAACCAAACGATGTGATACACGCAGACCACCTATACCCAGAGATGGGTGGCGCATCGCCCCTACTAGCAGCACACAAGAAATGCAACGAATCAAGAGGCAATAGGCCCCTGCCCCCTACCAGCCCTATAGCGCCCATAGAGCCATCAAGATAAAACAACAAACAATCACACCAAGACAACCCTCAAACCCTGCCTAACCCCCGCCCAGTTATCAGGGGAGTGGGGTATTTTCTGCATAAGGCGGACACTTACACCCCGAGCCTTTGCACTTGTGTGTATCTCCGCATTTCAAAACCCTGAACTTTGCTAAGGTTGAACTATGCCTAATCCAGCCAAACCAGCCGAACTCCAGATGTTGCAAGGCAACCCGAGTAAGCGACCAATAAGAACAAATGATGCGATTGCACCGCTCGAATACGGTTATGTAGAACCGCTTAGACCGCTAGGTGAAACTGGCAAGCAATTTTGGGATTCAATCTTTGGCGCTGGCGAGCTTTGGATTTCTATCAAGACCGATACCGCTTTGGTGCAACTGGTTTGTGAGCAGATGGACAGGCGAGCAAAACTTGCTGAGTTGTGGTGGGTCGATCCGACTGACCGAACTGTGACTATGGGCTTACACGAACTTGAAAAAGAGTTGCGCTCTAACCTGGGCTTGCTTGGTTTTTCACCTGCTGACCGCACACGCCTTGGCTTTGTATCTGCTAAGACCAAATCAAAGCTAGAGGAACTACTGGCTAAGAAGGCCGCGCGTGGATAGTTGGCCACCGGCTATCCTGACACCTGTTGAGCCTGTTTCGATTGCTCGTGGTGACGGTGAAGATGCTATTGAGTTTGCCGAACTCTTTGGCTCGATAGGTAAAGATGGAATTGCTGGCAGGGCAGGGCAACCCCTTGTCTTGCGAGAATGGCAAAAACAACTTCTTAGACACCTTTACGCTCGAGATGCTAATGGCGGATACTGTTTTCAAACCGCTCTTATCGGTATGCCTCGCAAGAACGGTAAATCGGCGCTATCTAGTGCTTCGATTGCTCTTTATTCCTTGCTGGCTGAGGGTGTGCAAGGTGGTGAAGTTATTGTTGCCGCCGCTGAAAAGGAACAGGCCAGAATTGTGTTTGGCGAGGCTCGGCGAATGGTGGAGTCAAGCGAACTGTCAGATATGGTGCAGGTTTATAAGGATTCAATCTATGTGCCTAGCACTTCCTCAGTCCTAAAGGTTGTTTCTGCTGAGGCCTACTCAAAAGAAGGTGCTAACCCTCATCGCCTAATCCTTGATGAGCTGCACGCACACCGCGACAGAAAACTATTTGATGTTTACTCGTTGGCTATGGGTAACCGAGGCAAGATTGCCCAACTGGTAAGCGTGACAACTGCTGGAGTAAAACAAGACATCACAGGCCAAGATTCGATTGCTTATGAGTCCTATCAATATGGCAAGAAGGTTGCCAGCGGTGAAATAGAAGACCCAACCTTTTTTATGGCTTGGTGGGAAGCACCTGCCGAGGCAGATCACCGCCTACCCGAAACTTGGAAGATTGCTAACCCTGGCTTTGATGACCTTGTTGCTGAGTCTGACTTTGCCTCAGCGGTCAAGCGAACCCCAGAGGCCGAGTTTAGAACTAAGCGCCTAAACCAATGGGTGAACACTAAGACCGCTTGGCTTCCTGCCGGTGTCTGGGCTGACTTGGCTGAAGATTTTGAGATGACCCCAGATGATGAGTATGTCTTGGGCTTTGATGGTTCTTGGAACAATGACAGCACTTCCCTAATGGCGGTAATTATGCCTAGATTTGAGGGCGATGTCTTTAGAGTCAAGAGAGCAGCCAGTTGGGAAAAGGATTTTGTAAAGGATGACGATTCTTGGATTGTAGATAAGAACGAAGTCACCCAGTTTATTTTTGACTTCTTTACCAAATACCCTAAATGCCGAGAGATGCCCTGTGACCCTAGTTATTGGGAAGACCAGATGTGGCTTTGGCAGGATTTTGGCTTGCCAGTTGTTGAATACAGAAACTCAAACAACCGCACTATCCCAGCAACCTCAAAACTTTACGAAGCAATCATGGCTGGAACAATCAAACACGATGGTGACCCAGCCTTAGCTCGCCACATTGATAACTGTGTCCTAAAACTAGATGCTGGCCGAGGCGCAAGAATCACCAAAGACTATCGCAACCCAAAACTCAAGATTGACAACGCTATCGCTATGATGATGGCGTATGACCGAGCAAGCGGTAGGATAGAAGAGCAGGTTATTCCGCAATTTTTCGCATAGGCAGGGTTTATGGCTGGCATTTTTGATTTCTTTAGAAAAGAAAATAGAGCAATTTCTTTTCAGACTATTTGGGGCGCAGGTGCAGACCTAGACATCGCTAATCCTTCCGGTGTAAACATAAACGCAAACTCAGCCTTTGAGGTTGTTGCTTTCTGGTCAGCGGTTAGCCTAATTAGCGACACAATCGCAACCTTGCCAGTAGATTCCTACATCCGCAGAGATGGCAACCGCTCACCTTATAGGCCACGACCTGCTTGGGTAGACCAGCCAGATGTAGACATGACTCGACAGGCTCACTATCAGCAAGTTCTTGTCAGCCTTATGGTGGATGGCAACTCTTACACTCGAGTATTCCGCAACTCAATCGGCGATGCTGTAAACCTTGTTGTTCTTGATCCTAAGACTGTAGAAGTTCGCCGCTCTGCTCTAGGGCGCAAAATCTTTCTTATTACTGGTGAAGATAAAGCACTATCTAGCGATGAGATTATTCACATCACTGACCTTATTCAGCCAGGTAGCCTAACCGGTCTTAGCCGAGTTGAACGCCTAAAGGAAGCACTAGGTCTTTCTAGCGCAATGCAGTCTTATGCCGCTCGCTTCTTTGGCGCAGGTGCAACCACTCAGGGCATCATCGAGTTCCCTGGCAACCTAACCCCAGAGCAAGCTAAGAACTTGCGCGATGGCTTTGACTCAGCGCACCGAGGTTTCCGCAGAGCGCATAAGACCGGTGTTCTATCAGGTGGCGCAAGCTACAAGCAAACTACCGTTCCTAACGATGCTGCCCAGTTCCTAGAGTCGCGCAGATTTGCTGTTGAAGAAATCGCAAGAGCGTTCAACATCCCATTGAGCATGATGGGTGTTCCAGGCACACAGTCTTACGCTTCAGTTGAACAGAACGCTATTCAGTTTGTCACTCACACGCTCAGACCATACATCGAAAAGATGGAATGGGCTTACTCTCGACTATTGCCAAACCAAGCCTTTCTGAAGTTCTCAGTAGACGGCCTGTTGCGCGGTGACTTCAACTCACGCATCTCGGCTTATTCAATTGGTCTACAAGGTGGCTTTATGTCTGTAAATGATGTTCGCCGACTAGAGGACATGAGTCCAACCGAGGCTGGAGATCAATACCGAGTGCCACTAGCCAACATTGCGCTAACAGACACTAATTTGGTAGCAGAAAATCAGCGAGTAAACATGGCTCAGAAGCTAATTCAAATTGGTTTCGACCCAGAGGAAACTCTAAAAGCGTTTGGTCTAAACTCAATTGCTCACACAGGATTGCCAAGCGTTCAGTTGCAAGGCGTGGCACAGATTGACCCTAATGACCCAGAGTCGGTCTACGGAGTCTAATGGCTATTACAACTGGTCAAATGACGGTAGGAACAGTTGCCTCACAAATTGACGGCACAAGTGTTAGCAACTTCAAGTTGCACATTCACAACATGGACAACACCGACACTCTTTTTATTGGTGGCCCAGATGTGACAACCTCTAATGGTTTGGCCGTTCAAAAACTAGAGTCCATTTACCTTGAGTGCTATCCCCTTGATGCTGTCTGGGTAGTTTCTCCAAAATCCGGTCACACTATCAGTTATCTAAAGCAGGAATAAAATGCCTTATTACATTACAGATAAAAATCCTGAATGCTCAGGCTGGGCTGTTGTTGATGACGGTGACGGATACTACGGTTGTCACACAACAAAGGAATCGGCCATTGATCAGGCAGTTGCTATCTCTATTTCAGATGATGAGCCTTTTGAAGGTGAGCGCGCGGCGATTGACTCGCTGAATGTTGGCGATTATGTTTCTTGGAATGTTCTAGACCCAAAGATTCTTGCTGAGATTGTTATGGTTCAAGGCGAGTATGCGGTCATCCGCCTTTATGAGTTTGAGGATGGAATCTTTACATCAACAGACAAGATGATGATTCTAAATGTTTTCAAGTTGGAGCGAATCCAGCGACCAGAGATGGTAGCCGAGGAAGTAGAAGAACCTGACCAGCCAGATGAGTCTATGGATGAACCTGAGTTGCCAGTCCTAGAAGAAGATAGAGCAATCAACCAAGAAGCACCTGCTTACATGAGAGCAGCAGCTCGCCGAGGCCTTGAGTATTACGCTGATGGTCTAGGTGGAGATGGCCTTGTTGAGCGCACTATCCGAGAGGCCCGAGAGATGGCTGATGGAACAGTTAGCGATGACAAGTGGATTCGCATTGCCGCTTGGATTGCTCGCCACCTAGATGACCTTGATTCTCCAGATGCAGACCCAGCCTCAGACAACTATCCGAGTGCCGGTGTTGTCGCACATCTACTTTGGGGTTCAGGCCCATCAAAGCGAGCAGCGCAAAGAGCCCTAGACTATGCGGAATCTGTTGTTGCTAGAATTAGAGCAGAAGAAGAAAGTAGCCGAATGACTGAAGAAGTGATGGATGAATCTAGAGCCAAGTGGCTCAAGGTTGCTTATGCTATCAAAGCCAAACTAGAAGGCACAGAGGAAGCTCGAGCCATTGGCAAGAATGAGGTTCGCACCAACCACATCGAACTACGCGCCGAGGGTGATGGTCGCTCTTTCACCGGCTATGCCGCTCTATTTGACCAGCCAAGCCTTCCGCTTCCTTTCACCGAGTATGTAAAGCCTGGCGCTTTCAAGCGAAGCCTACAATCTCGCAACCGCATGATGCTCTTGTGGAATCATGACACCTCAAACCCTCTTGCTTCAACTCGCAACGGATCACTCCAGTTGGCTGAAGATGCTCGAGGCCTAAAGGTCACCGCAACCCTGCCAGACACAACTCTAGGTCGCGACATTGCCGAGTTAGTTCGCACCGGTGTTGTGGACTCAATGAGCTTTGGTTTCTCAGTCAAAAAAGACTCTTGGTCTAAGGATGGCAACACTCGCTACCTAGAAGATGTTTCACTTTATGAGGTCAGCCTAGTTTCAACACCAGCCTATGAAGCAACCGCTGGAACAGTAGCAGTTCGCTCAATCGAAGGCATCTCAGCCGATGCTCTAGCCGATGCCCTGCTAAAGATTGAGTCAGGCGAAGAACTAGAACCAGAGCAAGGCGCACTTGTAGCCGATGTCATTGGCAAACTAACCAAGACCCCAGAGGTTCAAGAAGTTGAGGGTGACATTCTTGCTCTCAAGCAGAAAAAACTCGCTCTACTAATGATGGGAAACTAATGCCAACTAAAGATGAAATTGCTACAGCAATCAAGGTAGTAAAAGAAGTATCTGGTGATCCAACCACCGGCGCAATCAAAGAACTGCTAGACTTGCTAAACGCTCCTGCCAAAGAAGCCAAGAGCTTTACACCGGTCACCGAAACCCGAGTGGCTGAAGTAAAAGAAACTCGCTAATACCTTTCGAGCGAGATAAGACCCCCGACTGACCCCCTTTCCAGTCGGGGGTTTCGCTATACTGTAAGAGGCCAGCAGTTGCCACTAACTTGCTGGGATTTCCTCGGCCCTTGATGGTTCAAAGTGGCGTAGGGCTATAGATAGTTTCGACCAAGTGCAAGCCGGTAAATCCGAACACTTGGGAGCAGGGTGCGACTCCCTGATAGTCCACTAAAGGTCGGCTACCCCAAGCGCGCAATAGGGATGCTCAAGGCTAGTGCAATCTAGTGACCTTTAACTTGTTTTACATACCTTTGGTAGAATTGCTACTAGGTTCTGAGTTTGCTCGGCCTCTAGTCTGTTCAGAGTTTGCTCGGCAGAAATCCAATTCATTCAATCAAAGGAAAAATCTATGTCTGACTTCATCAAGTCACAGGCAGAGGTTCGCAACAACCTAGTTGCTCAGATGCGCGAAGTCATTGACTTTGCTCAGACCGAGGCTCGCGGACTTTCAGCTGAAGAACTAACCAAGATTGAGCGCCTAGAGGCTGACATTGCTCAGCGTGACGCTTCAATCGAAACTGCAAAGCGTGTAGAAGAGCGCGCTGCTCAGGCAACTGAGGCTGCTGCTTCTTTCACACCTGCAACTGCTCCATCAACCGATGCAGACCTAATCCGCGCAATTGCTCGCGGTGAAGTTCGCTCACATGAGTTCAACCGCGAATCACGCGCGGCGCTTGTGCCATCGGCAAACACTGTTGGTCAGTCTTTCTATGACCAGGTATTTGGTGTTGCTCGCCTAATCGGCCCAATGCTAAACACCTCAGAAGTATTCAACACCGCTTCTGGTGAAACTCTAGTTATTCCAACTGTTACTGCTTACTCAACTGCTGCTGTTACTTCAGCAGGTTCAGCAATCTCAGAGTCAAACCCAACCTTCTCAAGCATTTCACTAGGTGCATTTAAGATTGGTGCTTTGGTTTCAGTTGCTAATGAGCTAATTGCAGATGCAGGATTCGACATCAACGCTTACATTGCAGAGCAGTTGGGTCAGTCACTTGGTTACCAGGCAAACGCATTGCTAACAACTGGTACTGGAACTGTTCAGCCTACTGGTGTTGTAACCTCTGCTGGTTCAGTTGTAACCGGTGGCACCGGAGTGTCTGGGGCCGCGAGTTTTGAAAATCTGGTCGATCTAGTCTACGGAATCGCTGATGGCGCTCGCGTACTTCCAGGTCTAGGTTTCCAGATGTCAAAGACTGGTATTGCTGCTGCTCGCAAGATGAAGGATGGTGCAGGAAACTACATCTGGACTGACTCTGCTGTTCCTGGTCAGGCTGCAACTCTTCTTGGATACTCTGTGTTCGAGAACAGCTCAGTTCCGGCAGTTGCGACTGGTGCAAAGTCTGTAATCTTCGGTCACCTACCTTCATACAAGGTACGCGTTGCTGGTGGAATCCAAGTTGCTACTTCAGCAGACTATGCATTCAACGCAGACACAACAACCTTCCGCGGAACTATGCGACTAGACGGTGGACTAACCCACGCTACTCACATTGGATATTTCAAGGGCGGCGCGAGCTAAACCCTCGCTAGATAGACTGGTAGACCCCTGGGTGCGTAGGCTCAGGGGTTTACCTTTGTCTGGATTATTTGCTAGGCTTTAGACACCTACGGAAAGGGTCAAAATGGAACTTATTAGTGTCCTGCTTATTGCAATCTCTTTTATTTTGATAACTGGTGTGGTTGCTATTTTGCATATTCTCAAGCACATCGCATTTATTGATTTGTTTATTTTCAATGAATGGATGAAATACACAGACCAACTTGATGACTATGAAGATGTCTGTAAAGACTGCCAGCATGAGTAAAAAACTAAAAGGCACAGTCACAGTCTGGAGCAATAGCCCAGGCGAATCTACTGGCTATGGCCAGCAAGCCGAATACCTTGTAAACCGCCTGAAGCGAGATGGTGCGGATGTTGCCGCTTCATCAAACTATGGTGCTGAGGGTTCGCTAAAGTCTTTCAAGACACCTTATGGGGAAATCCCTGTTTATCCTCGAGGACTTGATCCTTACTCTAATGATGTCGGGCCAATGCACCACGCTCATTGGAAGTCTAAGAATCAGAATCAACCTGACACTCTAATTACTCTTTATGATGTCTGGGTTCTAAAGGGCAAGGCTTGGGATTCAATCAATATTGGTTCTTGGACTCCAGTAGACCATGCCGGACTAACTCCAGGTGTCGAGGCTTGGCTTCGCAAAGATAATGTCACTCCTATTGCTATGGCCCCGAATGGTGTGCGAGCCATGGAAGCTAAAGGTATTGAGTGCGAGTATGTGCCTCATGGGATTGACACAAAGATTTTCAAACCTACTGGCAAAATTCAGGGCGTAGATGTTCGTGAGTTTATGGGCATAACAGGCGAGTTCCTCGTTGGTATGAATGCCGCTAACAAGGCTTCTGGGCTAGTTCACCGCAAGTCTTTTTCTGAGAACTTGTTGGCTTTCGCAATCTTTAGAGAGCGCCATTCAGACGCTGTGCTTTACTTACACACAGACCCTCTAGGAACTGCTGGTGGCTGGAATCTAATAAAGATGCTTCAGGCTTTTGGTATCCCTAAAGAGTCAGTAATGTTTCCACCTGTGATTGATTACAAGTATGGAATGAGCCAGCAGGATCTAGCCGCTCTTTACTCGGCTATGGATGTCTTGCTTGCTTCAGGTATGGGTGAGGGTTTTGGGCTTCCAACTGTTGAGGCTCAGGCTTGTGGCACTAGGGTTATTGGTTCTAACTGGGGTGCAACCCCTGACCTAGTTGCCGAGGATGGGTGGCTGGTAGACGGACAACCGCTTTGGGATGCTGGTCAAGATGCTATTTGGACAACCCCTAGCGTTTCTTCTATTGTCAATGCTTTAGAGCTTGCTTATCAGGCCGAGCGTGGCCCTAGCAAGGTTGCTATGGATTTTGCCAAGCAGTTTGATGTGGATACTGTTTGGGATAAGTATTGGTTGCCAGTTCTAAAGAAACTTCTAAAGTGATTCCTGTTCTGGGCTTTGCCACTCTTGTCAGACACGATCTAGCAGAGCGCCTGTTAGCCTCGATAGATTACCCAGTTGAACATCTTGTCATTGTGGACAATTCAGGAACACAAACTTGGAATCCAGTCAAGCCTGAATGGGTAGAGAAGATGTGGGTTATCCGAGTGCCTTATGGTCTTGGTCTTGTAGGTGCTTGGAATCTGATTATCAAGTCCACGCCTTATGCGCCTTACTGGGTGCTTGTCAATGATGATGCTTGGTTTGAAGTTGGCACTCTAAAGGCTATTACTGAAGATGTGGATACTAAAGCTTTGAACTTCCTTGACATTGTGCCTCAATGGTCAGCAGTTGTTTTTGGCGAGGGAATGATTGACAAGGTTGGGCTTTATGATGAGCGCTTCTATCCGCTGTATTTTGATGACAATGACCTAGAGCGCCGAGTAGATCAGGCTGGTGTGCCTAAGAAAACAATTCAAGCCAAAGTCCACCATGACAACTCAAGCACTCTAAAGGCTGGGTTTGAGCAAGCCAACAATATCTCTTACAAAAACAATCAATACATCTATAACTGGAAAGAAGAGAACCAAGACTTTACTCAAGGCGAGTGGTCGCTGGCTATCAGAAGGGCTAACCGATGGGATTGAGGGTCTACACCGGCGGTTCGTTTGACCTTTTTCACTCAGGGCATGTTCGTTTTCTAGAGCGATGTAAAGAACTGGCTGGGCCAGACGGCGAAGTAGTCGTGTCGCTAAATACAGACGAATTTATCAAGGCCTATAAAGGAAAAGGATTGGTGATGAATTATGCCGAGAGAAAAACTGTCATTGAGGGATGTCGCTGGGTTGATTGGGTTGTTGCTAATGTGGGTGGGGCTGATAGCACTATTGCTATTCAGTATGTTCAGCCTGATCTAATTGTCATTGGCTCGGACTGGGCAAGAAAAGACTACTACTCTCAGATGGGCTTTGACCAAGACTGGCTGGATGAGCGAGGGATAGGTCTTTGCTACATTCCTTACACTAAGGGCATAAGCTCGACAGACATCAAGAGTCGGTTGCGGTTCGAGCGGTAGAATAGTCTTATGGCGATATCACAGGGCTACAGCACACTAGCGGAAACTAAAGCCGCTCTAAGAATCACAGACGCAATTGATGACTCTCTTTTAGAGATGGCAATTGAGTCGGCTTCTCGACTTATTGACGGTTACGCTAACCGCTCTTTCTATAATGCTGGAACTGCGGTGCGCTACTTCGTGGCCGATAATGACTATCTGACAAACATTGATGATGCCATTTCAATTACAGAAATTGCCACCGATGCTTCAGCCGATGGAACTTATGATGTTATCTGGCAAGCAGATGATTACCAACTAGAGCCTCTGAATGGGCGCGTAGACGGCCTTGCTGTGCCTTACAACGCTATTAGAGCTATTGGTGATTACACTTACCCAATCTGGGGTGGCGAGGCTTTGGTAAAGGTCACAGGTGTTTGGGGATACAGCGCAATTCCTATATCAATCCGACAGGCTTGCATTATCCAAGCATCAAGAATTTTTAAGCGCTTAGACTCGCCTCTTGGAATCGCTGGTTTTGGTGACCTTGGTGTGATGCGAATCTCACGCCAACTAGATCCAGATGTTGCTCAGCTCGTAGATGCCTACAAGATTGTAAAGTTCGCCTAATGGCAAGCATTACAACACTCCGCACCAAGTTAGCGGAAAACATTGCAACAATCGCCGGTCTAAGAACCTCAGCCGAGATGCCGGATAATCCAAACCCACCAATTGCGATTATCCGACCTGGCTCAATTCAATACGACCAGAGTTTTGCCAAAGGGCTAACTCGCTACCAGTTTGTTGTTGTGGTCATTGTTGGCCGAGCAGCGGAAAAGACTGCCCAAAGAAGCCTTGATGCTTACTGTTCCTCGACAGGGGCATCAAGTATCAAACTTGCGGTAGAATCAGATAAGACACTTGACGGAAACTGCTACGACCTAAGAGTGACTGAAATGAGAAATTACACACCAATTCAATTGAATGAAGGCACTTACTTAGCGGCAGAGTTCGCGGTAGATGTTTTCGCAGACTAATAGGAGATCATCGTGGCCAAGTTTGTGGCAACAGATTACAAAATTACACTAAACGGCACAAACCTAAGCAGCTCTTTGGCCGCCGTTGAACTACCAATCGAAATTGAAGAGCAGGACACTACTGCCTTTGGTTCAGCATGGCGCACACGCATCGCTGGTCTAAAGTCTGGTTCTATTACTCTTGAGTTTATGCAGGACTTTGGGGCTGGCGCAATTGACGCAACCCTTTGGCCTCTACTGGGAACTAACGGAACTGTAGTTGTGACACCAACTTCCAGTTCAGTTTCAGCCACCAACCCTTCTTACTCAGGCGAATTTTTGGTGACCCAGTATTCACCATTCGCTTCAACAGTAGGCGATTTGGCTACCCTGTCAGTATCATGGCCTCTAAATGGCGCACTAACCCGAGCAACCGCTTAAGTCCATGCGCCTACCGTTTGAAGTCACCTACGCTGACGGCAACACAGAAAAAGTTATCTGTGGCGCTCCAGATTTCATCGCTTTCGAAAACAAATTCGAAGTAAGTATCACAAAACTAAAAGATGACCAGCGCTTTGGTTGGTTGGCTTTTCTTGTCTGGAACGCCCTACGCCGTTCTAGCAAGACAGACAAAACCTTTGAAGCATGGTGCGACACTATCGAAATCATTGCTGGAGATGATGTCGTAGACCCAAAATAAAAGGGCTAGGTGAAACTAGCCAGCACTATTTCATCGCCTATTTAGCTTGTGAAACAGGTATAGCGCCATCGGTTCTTCTACAAGAATCAGACCGGATGCTTTTTACTATGTCAATGTATCTAAAGGGCAAGAGCCTAGCAATGAAGAACGGTAAGAGATAAATGGAAACCAGGATTGAAGTTCTTGGCCTTCGTGAAACTCTTTTAGAAGTTCGCAAGGTAGATAGAGCGCTTTTCTTTAAGATTCGTAATGGAATCAAAAACACAGCCGAGGGTCTGGCTGATCGTGTTGTTATGAATATTCCGATGCTCGCGCCTATCTCTGGTATGCGAGGCTCAGGGCGCACCGCTTGGGGTCAAGCCACCTATAAGGTCAAGGTCACAACTAGCGAGCCAAACCAATACACCGCTAACCCTTTGGTGTCTATTGGATTCTTGGGTGTCGGTGTAAACATCGCTGACATGGCTGGCCGAGGTGGGGGCAAGACTAGGCGCTCACAAACAAACACCTATAACTGGCGAGGCACTACACGCTCACACAGGGTCACAAGTCAAGGCGATGCGATGATTGCCGCTTTGGGTAAATCTCCATCTCGCTACATCTGGCCAGTAGCCGAGAACGCTATTCCTCAAGTCGCTTCTAATATTGGCTACCTTGTGGATTCTTATGCCGCCGAGTTTGAGTCAAACCTTCTACTGATAGGCAAGGGTCTGTAATGGCAATTACAATCAATATTCTCTCAAGTTTCAAAAACGCTGGTTTCCAGAGATTAGAGAAAGAATTATCTCGCCTAGAAACACCTTTGCAAAAGGTTCAGGCTACCGCTCGAGCTTTAGGTCCTGCTGCAACTATCGGCTTTGGTGCTTTGGCTTATGGTGCTACACAAGCAGTTCAAGCAGCCGAGGCCGCTCAGGTTGCCGATAATAGACTTCAAAAAATTGCCGAGTCTATGGGGTTATTTGGCGATGAAACTAGCAAGGTCACAGACCGCCTAAAGGCTTTCGCCACTCAGACGATGGAAGCAACCGCCATTGATGATGAGCAAATCAAGGCAACTCAGGCAAAACTTCTAACCTTCAAGAACCTAGCCGCTACCGCTGACACAGTTGGCGGTGCTATGGATCGCGCTACTCTTGCCGCCATTGACTTGGCTGCTGCTGGTTTCGGTTCGGCTGAAACTAATGCAACACAACTAGGTAAGGCGCTACAAGACCCAATCAAGGGTATTGCTTCACTTGCTCGCGCCGGTGTGACTTTTACAGCGCAAGAAAAAGAAAAGATTAAGACTCTTGTTGAGTCCGGTCAAATGCTGGAAGCGCAAAATCTTGTTCTAAGCGCAATTGAAACTCAGGTGGGGGGTACTGCCGAGGCAACTGCCACAGGTTCGGCAAAGATGAAAGCCAGTTTTGGCGAGTTGTCTGAACAGATCGGTGCGGCTTTGCTTCCAGTATGGGAAGCGCTAACCCCTGTAATTATTACAATTGTGAACTTTATGAAAGAGAACACAGGTGTAGTTGTTGCTTTGGGTGTTGTCTTTGGTGCTTTGGCTGCTGCAATCATCGGTGTAAATATTGCGATGTATGCTAACCCGATTACTTTGATTATCGCTGGTGTGGCTTTGCTAATTACTGGTGTGATTCTTTTGGTGAACTGGCTGATTCAGCTCGCAGGTGGCTGGGATGCGGTCACTAAGGGCTTTATGGAAGGCCTTACCGCTATCGGTGCGTTCTTTGCAACAACTTGGAAGGTCATAAAAGACACAATCGCCGGTGTTTTCAAATGGCTGGCCGAGGCTTGGAATAACACAACAAAGGGCATTCGAGATGGGCTGAATGGTCTTGCTGGATTCTTTGGAGAAGTCTTTGAGGCAATTGGTGAAGGCATCCGAGGCTATATAAATGGCTGGATTGGTGTCTTTGAGGGCTTTGTGAACCGAGTAATTGGTGGACTAAATGGCATTATCTCATTAGCCAATCAAGCGCTTTCGGCAATAGCCTCAGCAACAGGTGGCGCAATCAATGTCAAAGTTCCAACAGTCAAAACAATCAAGATTCCAAAACTGGCTGAGGGTGGAATTGTTATGCCTCAGCCTGGCGGTATCATCGCCAACCTAGCCGAGGCTGGAAAGCCAGAGGCGGTTATTCCCCTAGATAGACTTGGTTCTTTTGGTGGTCGCTCTATTAGCGTGACAGTCAATGCTGGGCTAGGAACTGACGGCACTCGAGTTGGTCAATTGATTGTAGATGAAATCAAGAAGTACGAAAGAGCTTCTGGCCCAGTCTTTGCGAGCGCATAATGGCGAAACCAGTTGAAAAAGTAGAAATCGGATTTGACCTAACCGACAACAATACAGGGCCTTATTTCCGCCTTGATGATCCGGTTGCTGGAGTCCTAGACAACACAACCTATGTTCTTGGTGGAACTATCTTTTTTGATGTCACCGACAAGGTAAAAGGCTTCACTATCCGCCGAGGCAAGTCACGACAACTAGACCGCTACTCATCTGGTCAGGCAACTGTTGTCCTAGATAACAACCTAAGAGATTTCGACCCTACCTATACAGCCAGTCCTTACTATGGACAGATTATTCCTCGCCGAGAAATTCGTATAACTTCTGGCACAGCGGTTCAATACTTTGGCTCTGCAGATGACTGGAACTTAGACTATGCACCAAATGGCGATAATCTCGCCTCTGTGACCTGCTCAGACGGTTTTAGAACCCTAGCCAACCAAACACTCACAGGCGGCACTCAAACCGCTCAGACAAGCGGTGAGCGCGTTGCAGCAATTCTTGACTTGCCAGAAGTGAACTGGTCTACAGAAAATAGAGATATTGACACAGGTGGGCAAACCCTTGGTGCGGATGTTGTTGCGCCGGACACCAACGCTCTAAGTTATTTGCAACTAGTAGAAACAAGCGAGCCAGGTTCTTTATTTGTTGGCAAAACTGGAAATCTAGTTTTCAAAGATAGAACAGTTGCACCAAACTCCAACGCTGTAGCACTAGCAGATGATGGCACAGGGATTCCTTATACCGGAATGAAAGTTGTCTACGGTTCAGAACTGCTTTACAACGAGATAGTTATCAGCTCAAAGATTACAAGCGGAACAGCAACAGCCAGCGATGCTCTAAGTCAAGGCAACTACGGCATTCAGAACCTGACACAAACAGACCTGCTAATGTCCACAACCCTAGCGGCGGAAGAACTGGCTAACTGGTATTCAAACAAATACGCCAACCCAGAATTTAGATTTGAGTCAGTTGAGGTCATTATGAATGACCTAACTACTGCTCAGCAAAACGACATCTTGGGGCTAGAACTAGGCTCAGTTGTCAAGATTGTTTTTACACCTGGCAACCCTGCTATCGCGCCAGCAATTGTAAAATACGCAGAAATCATCCGTCTAGATCACCAAGTAGACAACATCATTCACAAGGTAAGCATTGGGTTCTCAACCTTGGACATTACCTTCCTAGTGCTTGATGACACCGTATTTGGTAGACTAGACACAGGCGCACTCGGATTCTAGGAGATTAGATTGGCTTTCAAAGACTTTTCAGCAGGTGACATCCTCACCGCTGTAGATGTAGACAACTACCTAATGAGACAGAGCGTTATGGTGTTTAGCGACTCAACAGCTCGCGGCTCAGCACTTGGCACAGCAATTGTCACCGAGGGAATGGTCACCTACCTAACTGGCACTAATGACCTTGAATATTATGACGGCTCTGCTTGGGTAGATGTTTCAACAAGTATCACCGGTGGAACTGCTGGACAAGCTTATGTTTCTAATGGAACAGCAACACCTGCTTTTGGCAATGTGACTGCCACCTATGTCACTACGCCAGTAGGAACAGTCTCTGCCGCTTATACCGCTGTTGCCGCTGATCGGAACGAAGTGATTTTGGCCAATGGAACTGTTGCCTATACAATTACAGTCCCAGATGTTTTGAATCTCGGTGATCGAATTGACATTGTGCGCGACAACTCTGGAACTGTCACTATCGCTGCTGGAACAGGTGTAACTACTTGGGCTGGTGCTGGAACTGCTGGAACAGCGGTGACTTTCAAAATGGATGAACAATACAACGCTGCAACTGTTTTGAAGGTTGCTGCTAACTCTTACCGTGTCATTGGAAAGATTACTGTCTAATGATTCCTCTTGGGATCCTCGGTAATCGCCGAGGCGGTGGTGCTGCAGGTTCTTATGAACTTATTAGCACTACATTACTTTCGACTAGCACCGCATCAGTATCGTTTTCATCTATTGTTGGCACATATAAGCACTTGCAACTTAGGGTGACCGGAAGAAGCACAACAACATCTGGTGGTTTTTATTCAACAATAATTAAAACCATTGTAAATAGTGATACTGGTAGCAATTATGCTTGGCATTATTTATCAGGTAGTGGAACTTCGGTTCAGAGTGGAGGCTCGACATCGCAATCAAGTCTTTTATATACTGGTTCAATTCCTACTTCTGAAGTTACTGCAGACATTTTTGGTGCGGCAATTATAGACATCCTAGATTATGCTTCTACAAGCAAAAATAAAACTTTCAGAACTTTGTCTGGTCATCATTCTAGTAATGCGAAACCTATTCAGTTTTCTTCGGGTTTGTGGATGAACACTTCTGCAATTACTAATTTGACTTTGTCTAGTAACTTGGGCAATTTTGCCGCTGGTAGCCGTTTCAGTCTTTATGGAATCAAGGGATAAACATGCCAACACCTACTTACACGCCTTTGGCTAACATCACACTTGGTTCAGCAACTTCAACCGTGTCATTTACTTCAATTAGCGGTTTATACCGCGACATAGTTTTGGTAACTCAAATCAAAACCAGCGCAGCTTGTAATGTTTACTTAAGACCTAACAACGACAGCGCAACTAACTACGCTTATGTGAACATGGGCGGATTTGGTTCAGGTAGCGGTTCGTCAGGTAACAATGACGGAAGTTATTCCGGGCTGATTACAACCGCTTATTCAACCCCAGATGCCACAACTTGGTGGGACATGAAAGCGGAAATTATGGATAGTTCTGCAACGGACAAGCACAAGACTTTTCTTATTCGCAACGGTGACGCAGCTGAAGCGGTCGTTGCTATTGCTGGGCGTTGGAAGTCAACCTCGGCTATAACTTCGCTTATTGTTACTACTGGTGACAGTAATACTTTTAGTGTTGGTTC